AAACAAACTAAGCATGAGTGGCAAATAGATTCATTAGCTGCTGCTGCTTCTAACGCTGTAATCGAAGGTGACGATGCTACTATAGACGCTGCTACTGCAACTGCTAGAAAGCAAAACTTCACACAGATTATGGACAAAGTAATTGCTGTTTCTGGCACGCAATCATCTGTTGATGCTGCTGGTAGAGCTGACGAAATGGCTTACCAAATTGCTAAGAAATCAAAAGAACTTAAAAAAGATATGGAGCTTGCTCTTTCATCTGCTACATTAGCTGCAGTAGGATCTGCAACTGCTGCTAGAACTTTTGGTGGACTACAATGTTGGATTGAAACTAATGGATCTGCTGGAACTAATGGAACATTATCAACTGGTGATGGTACTGATGCTCCTGGTGCAGGAACAAATAGAGCAATAACTGAAGCAATCTTGAAAGAAACTATCCAAGAAGTTTACACTGCAGGCGGAGATCTAGATGTTCTAGTTGTACCACCTAAAGTAAAACAAACTATATCTGGATTTGTTGGAGCTAGTAGTTCTAATCCTAGAATGTTTACTAGTGAAGATAAAACTTTTGGTGCATCCATTGATGTGTATGTATCAGACTTTGGTAATCTTCAGATTATACCTAACAGAACTATGGCTGGATTAGAAACTTGTTTCTTATTACAAACAGACATGGCTGCTGCCGCTTACCTAAGAGATTTCCAAGTGAATGATCTTGCTAAGACTGGTGACTCAGAGAAAAAACAACTACTAGTTGAATTTACTCTAGAAGTTAGAAACGAAGCTGCTCACGGTATCTTATTAGATATTACTGAGTAATTAATAATTAGGGGGAGCTTCGGCTCCCTCTTTTACATAAGGAAAAAATATGAAAGCTCCAACAACATTTAGACCAGGCGCAACACAGACTGTAGCTGTAGGAGCATCTTCTGCTGCTTCTAGTGCTTTTAATGCTCATACTAGAGAGATTAGAGTAGTAACTACTGTTGATGCTTATGTAGCATTTGATGCTGCACCTACTGCTAGTTCATCATCTTTGATTGTACCTGCATTTACTGTAGAATATTTTAGAGTAGATTCAGCAAGTAAAGTTGCATTAATCAGAGTTGGTTCTGTAACAGGAACTGCTAGAATAACAGAACTTAGTCAGTAATGAGACCAGGTTTTATATCAATACGAAGTCAGGATCGCTACCGTAACCGTAGGACAGATGTACCTAATGATGCCATAAACCTAGAAGATTTAACATACCTATTATTAGAAACAGGCGATAACATCATACGTGAAGATGGTGTAGGTGTTTCTTACTTTACTGATAATCCAATCCAAAATTAATGGAGTTTAGTGAATTAGTAAAAGTATTACAAATTAAAGAGCAAAGCTCTAAGCAACAAACCAAGAACAAACAAAGAACAAAAGTATTAAGAAAGAGGATTAAAAATGGCTGATAGTAAGATTAGTGCATTGACAGCAATGGAAGCTACTGCATCAGATGATGTATTAGCTATTGTAGATACAAGTGCAACTGCCACTAAAAAAACAACTTTAGAAAATATATTTAAAGGAATACCTGTAAGTATTGGTGTTAACGAAAGCACACCACTTGCTAAATTGCACGTAGTTAGAGATGCAGTAAATCATTCAACACAAAGTTCACTAGCACCAATATTTGTTGAAGATGATACAAGACCAGGTATTTTTATTTCAGGTAATTTAAATAACATAGGTATTATACAATTTGGTGATAATTCAGCAATTAACTCTGGTGAGATTTTTTACGATCATAGTGCTGATAAGTTTAGCTTTAGAGCTGCAGGCACTGTACAAGCAACTTTAGCTGATGGTGTTATTGCTCCAGAAACAGATTCAGATGTAGATTTAGGTACAACCTCTTTACGTTTTAAAGATACATTTGTAGACACAATTACAACTACTGAAGCAATTAATGGTGCATTGAAAAGATGGACTGTTAAAACTTCTGCATACACAGCAGTAGCTGGTGACAGATTATTAGCTGATACTGCAACAACAGCTGCATTTACAATTACTTTACCTAGTAGTCCTGCAGTTGGAGATGAAATACATATACTAGATAGTGCTGCAAACTTTGACAGTGCTAATTTAACTGTTGCTAGAAACGGAAAAAAGATACAAGGATTAACTGCAGACTTAACATTGACCACAGAGAATACAGGTATTGGACTTGTGTTTATGTCTGATACATATGGTTGGAGAGTTTTAGTTGATGCATATGCTGTAGATACAACGGAGCTGTAATATGTCAGATATATATAATCCTAATCAGGATATACATATAGATAAAACAACAAGCAAACTTGTAGTAAAGAAATCACAAGATACTGAATCTATACTTAAAGCCAATAAGATAGCAAGAAACCATACAGAACAAAAAGGTGAGTTTCAACGTATAGCACAGATACCATTGATTGCATTACAAATTAAAACTAAAGAACTATTTGGTCATTCTAATTATCATCAATTACATGCAGATGATCAAAGAGATATTATTAAAAAGATGATTAATAGTAATGAGTTCGAAAACTTTAGAACAGGAAGTAAAAGGTTATAATGGCTTTAAACAATTATGCAAATTTAAAAACAGCTATTGCTAATTTCTTAGCACGTGATGATTTGACTACAGAGATAGATGACTTTATAGATCTTACTGAAGCAGACTTTAATCGTAGATTAAGAATAAGAGATATGGAAAGTGTTGATAGTGCATTTACTATTGATGCAGCAACTGAAGCATTACCTACTGGATTCTTACAGATAAGAAGTTTTATTTTAACTAGTGCTACTCCTGATAGAGTATTATCATTAATGACTCCCTTTCATCAAGCTGATACACAAGACTTTACTAATACAGGTGTACCTAGAGCTTTCTCTATTGAAGGATCAAACTTTAGATTTAGTCCTGCACCAGATAGTACTTACACAGCAAGAATAGTTTTTTATAAAGCCTTTGATAGTATTGACAGTACAACTACAACTAATACTATTTTAACAAAGTTTCCTGATATATATTTATATGGTGCATTATATTATGCATCAACATTTATTAGAGGTATGGATCAACAAACAGTAATACAATTTAAAACTCAGTATGAAGCTGCAATTAAACAAGCAGAAGATGCAGATGCTTTAGATAAATACAATGGCTCACCTTTGATTCAAAGATCAGGTATTAATATTAATCATTTAGATAACGTAAAATAATGCAGTTACCTTTTGGAGAATGGCTACCAGACTTACCAGAACATGTTAATCCTGGTGCTACACAAGCACGAAATGTATTTCCTGCAGTAAACAGTTATAGACCATTTCAAAATATAGCTCCTACTACAAGTAATGGAACTACAGCTAGATGCCAAGGTGGTAAAGCATTTAAATCTGATAGTGGTGTAGTATCTATCATTGCTGGTGATGCTACTAAGTTATACAAAATAACATCTAATGCTTTTGTAGATGAAAGTGGTGGTACTACTTTTAGTTTTCCTGCTGAGTCCTATTGGGATTTTGTAAGGTTTGGTGAAGTAATTATTGCCTTTAATGGTGATGATGCTGCTCAAGCATGGACTTTAGATTCATCAACTGACTTTGCTGCATTAGCTGGATCACCTCCAGTATTTAGACATGCTGCTGTTGTTGGTAATTTTTTAGTTACAGGATTTCAACCTACTGCACAAAACAAAGTACAATGGTCTAGTTTTAATACACCTACTGCATGGGTAGCAGGAGTTAATCAATCTGACTCTGAAGTATTACCTGAAGGCGGAGTTATTACAGGAGTTACTGGTGGACAGTTTGGTTTAATATTTCAAGAAGATCGTATTACTAGAATGGATTATCGTGGTGGTAATGTAGTATTTTCTTTTAGAAGAATAGAAGATAATAGAGGAGCTGTACAAGGTAAGAATATAATACAAGTAGGTAACCTAGTGTACTATCTATCTGAAGATGGATTTTATGTTACTGATGGTTCTAGTTCTAAACCTATAGGTGCAAATAAAGTAGATCGTTTCTTTTATAATGATCTTAAATTTGCATTAAGAGAACGAGTAAGAGCATCATATGATCATGAAAACAAATTAGTTATGTGGTCTTATCCATCTGCTACTGGTAATAACTCTAATACTCATAATGATAAAATATTAATATATCATATAGCTAGTAATAGATGGTCTATTGTAGAATTAGAACATGAAATTATTATTGATTACCTATCACCTGGATTTACTTTAGAAGAACTAGATGACTATCCTACATCAGGTACAAATGATTTAGATGCAATAACAGTATCACTAGATAGTGCTGTATTTATTGGTGGCTTAAGAACATTAGGTGCTGTAGATACAAATCATAAACTAGGATCATTTGGTGGAGATGCATTAGAAGCAGAGATAGGTACAGCAGAACAAGAATTTGCAAAGAATAGTAGATCATTAGTTACTAATGTAAGACCTATTGTAGATACTACTGCTGCTACAGGAACATTAAGTTTTAGAAACAGAGTTGCTGATACTGTTACTAATACTGCTGCCTCTAGTATGCATGCTACAGGTACAATGCCTTTTCATAAATCAGCAAGATATTTTAAATTTAACTTAACTATACCTGCAGCTACCACGTGGTCAGATGCACAAGGTATAGATATAGAAGCAATCAAAGAAGGTTATAGATAATGGCACAGTTTGACGATTTAGTAGCAAAGTATAGAAACTTAAGTTATGGAAGATTAGCAGGAACTAATCCATCTGCAGTTAATTCTTTATTAAATGCACAAGATAGAGGTACTAACTCTATTACTAGTCCTAATTATTTTGGTAACATACCTATAGAACAACAACAATATATTGAAACTCCTACTGGTTTTATAGGACAAAATCAATTTAGAATAGATCCAAACACTGGTATACCTGTATTTGAAACACCAACTACTGAAGCTATTAAAAAAGGTATTGAGATGGGTGGAGGTACTGCAGGCTCTGGTGCTTATGATCAAGATGTAGATTATGGTGATCCTGGTTATGCAGGTGTAATACCTGTAGATCCTGATACTGGTTTAGTAGGCACAACCACAGAACAACAACAACGTGGTGGTAGAGATGGATACAGATTTGGTAAACCAGAACCTGATCCAACTTATAATCCTAATTTATTAGGTCAGTATTTTGGTTATAACGATCCAAAATATGCTCCAAGTCCTCTTGCTTCTGCTGATACTATTAGTGATTACTACAGTAGACAACAAAGAAATGTAGATTTAGATAATCGTGTTGCAACTAATCCAGAAACTTATGGTTATACTGGACCAGTAGCTAAAACAGGATTGTTAGGTTTTCTAGGAAATATTGGTAAAGAAGGACTAAAAGGTGAAGGTACTAAAGCAACCACAGAAGCAGCAGCTAAAGCAGCAGCTAAAACAGAAAAAGAAATAACTGATGCTACTAAACAAGCAACAAAAGAATTTCAAGAAAAACAAAAACAAAAAAACTTGGATGCATTTAATGAACGACAAAAAAAACAACAACAAAAAGAAAAAGAAGGTGCAGGACCAGACGGACCATCAGGTGGTTGTTTTGTTGAAGGCACTCCTATACAAATGGCTGATGGTAGTACAAAAGAAATTACTAATATTGAATTAGGAGAAAAAACTAAAGGTGGTATTGTTGAAGCTAAAATGCAATTCTTACCACAAAACATTTATAATTATAAAGATGTATTAGTTTCTGGATCACATTGGGTTGTAGAAGATAATCAATTAATAGCTGTTGAAGATAGTAAACATGGAGTTCTTACTGATAGAATAGAACCTGTGTATACATTTAAAACTTCAGACAATAGAATATGGATTAATGATATTGAGTTTGGAGATTTTGAAACAGGTAGTGATGAAGATTGGGAACCACATTTTGAAATGGTTAGACAGAAACTTAACAAAGAGTTAAGAGATGGCAAGTAAACAAAACTTAGAATATGTTTATAACTATCCTGCATATACTTTAGAAGGTGTATTGCTATCACAATATGAGTTTCAACTCGTATCTGAAGATGTTATAAATCAATTAGTAAGTTATCATAATGTAGAAAATCAGGAGGTAGCTGCATGGTTTCTGACGTAGATCAATGTAGAAATTGTGAACATAGTTGTCATTGTGGTAATGGTGGTGTCTGTGTTTCTTGTAAATGTGCTAACTGTGAACATAACCCATTAGATGAATTTTGGAAAAAACTTAGTGATGGCTTTAAAGAAAGTGTTG